ATCGTCACCGAGGCAGTTATTAAGCAAAGTTATGACCCTTATTTTATTAACATAATTTACCATATCGAAGAGATTGTTAAAAAATATCCTATTTGGCCCAACCAAATGACTAAATCAACAGCAGTAGAGTTTGTAGGAAAATACTTTGTTAAACCACCTTTAGAACAACAAGTGATTCCGCGAGAAGCAAGAAGGGTCTTCAATGAGGGTAAAATAAAATACAAAAACCAAAGAAATATACAAGAGGAAACATTAAACGATCGAATAAAAAGAGATATTCACGAGACAGTTAAGTTTAAATATCAAAACACTTCAGATCAAGTATTCTTATCTATGATTAAAGATATAGGATCGATGAAAACTGTAGAAGATATATATGAAAAAGTTTTATATGCCATTCCTGTGTCAGAGTTAATAAAGACCGTTGCAGAGTGCTTGATGAAGGGTTTATCTTTGCCGGATCTAAAGGCAGCAATATGCGATAATATATTAAAGGATATTGATGAAGAAATTTTAAATAAAGTATTAGCTCATCTTGGGACTTCACAATCGGGAGTAGCGGCCGTCATAAAGGGTAAGATGGAAAAGGTTATGACAGAGAATGCGCCGTCTAGCGAAGCGTTAGGTGAAGGCCCCGGCGCTAATGTATACAATGAAACAATGGGGGATTTAATTGCCAGCTCGGTCGACAGTGTAAGCGAAAAAGATGCGTTATGTGTAGCAATATTGGCGATTGCTCCAGTTGCGTTGCTTTCTGCATTAGATCTCCCAGTCGATCCAGATTTGGAAAGAGGATTAATCCTTAATCCAGCGAAACATTTCTTACAATCCATTCAAGATAGAATAAATCAATACTCAATCACTGGATTGACGCAGGGATGGAAGGATTTAATAACCCAGCTAATAGACGATTTAATAGAAGAATTTATTGTCAATGCGATACAAAAACTCTTAAAAGAAATAGCAATACTATGTGAAGGTTCTGCGAAAGCTGATATGGCCGGAATGCCTGGCATAGAAGGCGCCACATTGCCACCAGCTTTTCTGGATCCAACAATGCCGTTTGCGCCATTTGATTTAACTGATCATTTGCGAGCTACTGGTAATGATGATATATATGATGACCTTATCGATACATTTGACTTTGATGAGAATGTATCTGTAGATCTGATAAAAAGCTTTTTAGATGATTTAACCAATCTGTTAACAGTATCAGAAATATGCACTCTTTTAGATGAAGACGCTAGCGATATAAATAAAACTTATATTGCCGGCAAAGTTTGGTCAGCTTTAATAGAAGAAGGTGAATATGCAATATTGGGTTCCAAACTGGGAGGTATTCCCGGGCTAATTCAATTCTTTTACGTATTAGGAATGAAAGTCGATCAACAATACTGTGTCGACAAAATTGACGCGCTAAGAAGAACAAAAAAAGTATTATCTGATCTTTGCGGCCCAGCATCAAATGGCGCCCTTATAGAAGACTTGAAAAACAAAGTGACTCAAGATGTTATTGATGATTTACTAAATCAAGAAAAAGATATTGCAAAAGATACATTAGATACTTTATTAAATCTAGCAGATCCTTCTAGAATCACCAAACAAGTACCTCCGTTATTCTGTGGTCCAGACGCCGAAAACAGTACTAAAGAGCCACTTTTTGACTCCCATCAGCATGACAGTGCAAAGTTTTTGACTGAAAAGTTCTTAAAACAAATTATTTCTGGTATTACGAAACAATTTGAACAAGATTTGACTTTTTATAAAAGCATCTTTCTAACACCTAAACTGGACATGATTGGCATTACTAATGAAGTGCCTAGCATCACAGCGAGTGTTTTCAAGTTAACTGAAAAAGTAGAAGATGCTCCGGAGCAAACAGATAAAGATGCACTGAACAAGCTTCTTGACAACTATCAATATATAGCAAAAAAAGTTCATAAACTATTAAGCGAAAGTCAAGATGGAATTAATGTATCTGCTCACACTGATGATGATTTTCTTAGTATATATGCATCTGCAATTATTTCTGACGAAGTGGTAGCTAGTGAGGAAAATAGACTTTCTTTAAATATGAACTATGGCGATGTTCCTCAATCTGCGCAAGGCGCCGCAGAAGTAGATCCCGGTACTTCAACAATAATTGTCGGAGGATTAGAACAACAATCAAATACAAATTTGAGTCCTTATAAAGATCTTGTCGGTATAATCAACTCGTTTACTAGTAATGCTTATGATACAACAATAAAGAAACAAGTAGTTGAAGGATTGGAGTTTTATGCTTATTTGTTAAAAACCGTTATAGTGGAGCATGCCGAGCACATAACGCAGTTAGATTTATTTAAAAAGAAGAATTTTGATAAACTAGAATTGAAAAAGGTAGAAAGTGATGATCCCTGCGCTGGCTCATTATTATTTCCAGACAATATATTACAAAAAGTTGATGAGCACACTCAAGCATTAGAGTGTAAAAAAGAATTTAGTGACATACCTGCAGCATATGAAGTGGCGCAGATTAATTTATATGTAGATATATTGCATCGATTGGTATTAATAGAGCAAATGCTAAAGAGCGTGTTTGTGTTCGTGGCATATGACATATACTCTTTATTACCGGAGAATGATTATGATAACTCTTTCTATTATAAATATATTTCTTCTCAAGTCAAAAATAGACTAAACAGCTTCTCTTCTTTTCAATCTATTAACTTTAATATAAACGAAGTGATAGAAAAATATTCTACTCAAGTATATGCTGCAATGGAGGATTTAGAAATAAAGTCTGATATCTCTCAAGATACTCAAATAATTCAAGATACCAAAAAATGGCTATTAAATGAAGCCTTTGCAGATGTTAGAAACACATTTACAGAAAGATTATCAAAACCCAAACTAATAGGAACAGAGTTCGAGGGCACTCTTGAAGAAGAGTTTGTAGATGTTCAAGCTGGTTCTACGCCGCCTGCAAAACAGGTATTACAGAATATAATCTCCCCAGTACAAAAAGATCCGCCAATAATCGAAAAGATTGATTATAAAAATAGAAAGTTCTTCGTCGCGAAAGGTACCTATTCAGATGATCCAAAATTACAAAATGGTGGATTTTTCTTGGAACGTGGTTTTGAGTTTGTTCCTAAATATGGCCCTCCAGATAATGTTATTTCTGACGGTGGTGCCTGGAAGTTTCCGGCCGGCGGCAACACCACTATTCTAAATAAGATTGAAACAATATACGATTTTGTAAAAGCACCACCACCTGATTTGGAATCCATAGGTTGGGATTTTGCACTTTTTGCTGAATTGTTGCGTTTCTTTACTCCCAATATAGATACAGAAGCTGGTTTATTTGGTGCCTTTCGGTTTTTTTCTCAAACCTCTAAACTTTCAATAGCGTTATCTGCAGAAGCGGAAGAGGAGAATTTCATTTTAGACGGCTATTTTGATTTTATCGGAAAGATGTCTCTGGATGAATATTTTAAAGAATATAGTATATTGAGCAGTCATCAGAACCTGGAAGAATACACTATCGATGCAGTTATACAAAGTTTTGGTGCCGGCGACCAGATTGCAGCAGAAACTGGTAAGGAACATTATGATACCTATATGTTACCATTATTTCAAAACAATGAAATCTTTACAAGATATACAGATTATTATAGTTTAAATCTGTTATTGGTTGTACCAGAAGATGCAAACTCGATATTAAGAAAAAAATACAACAGTATATTAGAATCAGCTAGTCAATTTGATAATTTAATCTCAGATGGTCAGATTGAAGAATCATTTTATGATGCTTTATCAGATAAGAAGTATTTTATTCAAGAAACGGGAGGAAAGCTATATTTTAAACTACCATTAATTGTGCGTTATCCTTTTGAGGAAGAGAACCCAAACTATTCTGACTTGCAAAAAATGAATGAATTTAAAAACCATCTTTGGACTGCACCAGGTCTCGGTGGAAAGGGAAAGCTTTTGTCACAACTAGCTGAAGATCCACTATTTGTATACTTTACAAACATAATCAATTATAAAGATTTATTATCTTATATCGCTCTTATTGTCACTGAAAGTTTGGAACAAGAATATAGCGATTTAAAAACTTTATTTGATAGAACCATTATAGCAGTATTAAATGCTTTGGGAGCTGCTTTGAGCGGCGCGAACCGCCAAATGGATCCAGAGTTTTATCAAGATTCCAACTTTAATGCGGGTGCAACCGCCCCGGGGATTGAATGGGTTGGGGTTATGTTTAAAGCTTTAATTAAGTCGTTAGCCACAATGGTCGACCCAACATGGCAAACTGACTGGTTTATGCCTGGTCCTTTTACACCGTTTGGTGTGACTGCAAAACTATTAGAAGGCTTGGACGAGGATGAAGAGGATGAAGAGGGCGAAGGCGAAGCAGAAACCACCGAGTGTTTTGATTCGGTTGATGATTCAGGCGAACCATCTCCTGGCGACGGCGTACAAGATCCTGATGAATAAGTTCGCGAACAGGAATAGATTTAATAAACAAAAATGAATAGAAAAACTATTTATCTGAAAGGACAATAAAATTCATGGCGATTGGTTACGATGCAAGCTTACCTTTGAGATATGATCCAATAGATGGTTTTTATGTTTTAAATAAAACGGTAAACTCCAACGTTAAGCAAAATCTTAAAATGCTTATATTAACTGCACCAGGTGAGAGAGTTATGTTACCTGAATATGGCGTTGGGTTAAGGCATTATTTATTTGAAAATAACCCAGAAAGAGAAATTATGTCTAAAATACAAGAACAGATGATTAGATATCTACCAGAACTCCAAGTTTTAAGTGCGCAAGTAAAAAAAGATCAAGATATCCCCAATAGGTTTGGGCAACGAAATACACTATTTGTTAGAATAGTGTATAAGATACCAGGAGTTGATGTGATACAAACATTTGATTTATTAGAACAAAATATCCTATGAGCTTTAATATGAAGAAAGAGGAAAAATAATGGCAGAAAAAAAACCAGCAATAGATTACACCAGTCGAGACTTTACTACAATAAAGACTGATCTAGTGAACTACGCGAGAAGATACTATCCCAATGAGTTTAGGGATTTTTCTGCTAATTCGTTCGGTTCATTAATGCTGGATGCCGTTTCTTATGTAGGCGATATTTTATCATTTTACTTGGATTATCAAACAAATGAATCTTTTTTATCAACTGCTTTAGAGTACGATAATGTTCTTAAACTTGCAAGACAATTTGGATATAAAGCCAACTTATCGCCCTCTTCGTATGGAGTATTAACATTCTTTATTCTAATACCCTCAAGTAATGGTGCTCCTAATTATGACTATGCTCCAGTTTTAAAAAAAGGCAGCAAATTTAAATCCAACATAGGAAAAATGTTTACACTATTAGAGGATATAAACTTTGCGAATCAAAACCAAACAGAAACAGTGGTTGGTGATGTTGATACTGAGACCGGCGTACCGTTAACTTTTGCGGTTCGTGCGAGAGGCCAAGCGGTTTCTGGAGAATTGGCCGTTACAAATGTTTTAGTGGGCGAGTATCTTAAATTTCGCAAAATAGAAATACTTGATAATAACATAACTGAAATCGTTTCTGTTACAGATTCCGAAGGAAATGCGTATTATGAAGTTGATTATTTGACACAAAATACAATTTTTGTTCCTTTG